ACCATCCGATGTACTGTCAGCCGCCGTTTTCGATTACAAGCAACTTGCTGGTAACGTGACTATATCCGGCTTGGAGCAAATTAAAAACTCAGGCACAGAGGCCATCATCAATCTTCTTGAGGCACGCATCAACGTCCTTGAAAAGTCAATGATGAATAGCCTGTCTACCTCAATCTATTCTGATGGCACTGGCTCATCAGGAAAAGAGGTGGGCGGTCTGCAATTGATTGTTGCAGATGCTGGAACTGGTACGGTTGGTGGTATTAATTCATCAACTTTTACATTCTGGCAAAATGTGCAGACCACGGCAACGTCAAGTGCATTTAGCACCACAAACGTACAAGCAGATATGAATAACATCTATCTACAGCTTGTCCGTGGCGCTGACAGCCCAGACTTAGTTATGGCTGGCACAAATGCCTATAAAGCGTTTTTGGGTAGCCTTCAGGCCATCCAGCGCATCACAAGTGATGATCTGGCAAACTCTGGTTTTACCAGTGTCCAGTATCTTAACAGCGATGTGGTTTTTGATAGTAGCTGTAACACCGACAAAATGTATTTCTTGAACACTGACTATCTCCGTCTTGAGGTGGCAGCGGCAAGAGATTTTGTGCCTGGTGAAGCAAAAATGTCAGTCAATCAAGACGCAATGGTGACACCAATGTTCTGGTCAGGAAACTTGACCTGTTCAAATCGTGCGCTCCAAGGCGTGATCCACACTTAAAGGAAGGAATATTGTAATGGCTATTGCAGCATTGATGGGGATAGACCCCACAGCCGTTGCTGACACCCCTGAGTTTCAGTTGGGTCAGCTTGGTGCCATCGTTGATGACACAAGCGGCACACGCATCTATAAATATGTTCAGTACGACACTGGCAGTGGAAGCGTTGCAGCAGTAAGCGGAAATGCCGCTTATTATTATACTTTGGATGGTTACAAGCTGTTCAAGGTTACGTCTGATCTGTCCGATTCTGTTGAGATCGGTGCAGGCATTTTGCAATCAGCGCCGACTGACGGCCAGTATTGTTGGGTGCAGATCAAGGGCATGGCAACCATGAACGCAGCCCTGACAGCAGGCGCTGATGGCGATCCGCTCACACCAACTGGTTCAGCAGACGGTAAGCTTGATGTTTCAGCAGATGTTACAGATAACGTCTGTGCCATCGCTGGTGACATTAGCGATAAGGAAATCATTTGCGATTTCCCAATGTAAAATATTGGGGGCGGGATAACTCGCCCCCTTTTTCTATACAATCGGGAGGATTGAATGAGTGAAAAAGGTATTTTTTTTGAACGTGAGTTAAACGGCCAAACACGCGATTTTTGCCGCATTGAAATTGCAGGCGTGCGTGATATTTGGGAAGGCCCAGCGCGGCCAGACGATATAAAAAGGTTTCCGACAGAGTGGGAAGCTTACAAGAAAAAAGGCAACCGTAAAAAACCAAAAGGCGCAAACCTGGCTGACTTGCCAGGGATGACAGAGCCGCGCCGCTGTGAGCTTGAGCTAAACCACATAGAAACTGTTGAACAGCTTGCAGCCGCTGAAGAAACGACATTGCGTAATATTGGTGAGCCGTATGTTGAGCTTGCCAAAATTGCAATGCTGCAAGTTGAAGCAGCGAAAAACAAAAAACAATTGGTTGATGAGGTCGTTGTGTCGGCAGCGACTTTGAACACCATAGCCAAAGAGGTGAAAAATGAGCCTGCTGACAATAGCGCAAGCAGTAGCTGACTTTGTAGGGTTTGAGCGCCCTACAACCGTTGTCGGTAATACTGACCCCATTGCACGTCAACTTTTGGTAATGGTGAACCGCGAGGGCATACAGCTTATGCGTGCCAGCAACTGGCCGATTATCACTAAAGAACACACCTTTAACACTGTGAATGGCACGCAGAACTATGCGCTACCAACTGACTTTGATCGCTTTGTGTCTGGCACGGCTTACAACCGCACAGAGCTTGATGCAATGGTTGGCCCCATAACACCGCAAACCTACCAGGCTGACCGCTTTGGCACAGTGACTGGCGGCATAGTTCAGCGCTTTCGCTTAAAGGCAAGCAGCAACGCTTTGCGGTTTGATATTACACCAACACCTGATGCGGCTGAAAGCATTGGTTTTGAATATGTATCCAGCCACTGGAACCAGACCAGCGGCGGCACATCGCAGGCCGCTATGGCCGCTGACACTGACGTTGGCATACTTGATGAGACATTGATCGAAATGGGCGTTACATGGCGTTACAAGCAGTCTCACGGCCTGATTTATGATGAGGATTTTCGCCAATATCAAATGGAGTTGAGACAGGCCATTAGCCGTTCTGGCGGTGCGCCAATTCTGTCACTAGACGATCACAGGCGCTATCTGGTCAGCCCATATAGCTTTAACTTGCCTGATGCGGGTTATGGTCTGTAATGCTTGATGCAGTAAGATCATCCCGGCAGTACCGCGTAAAGGCGGCATCTGTGCCTGCGCCTGTGGGCGGTTTGAACAGCCGTGACAGTATTGACGCGATGCCGCCAACGGATGCGCTGATAATGAGCAATTTTTTTCCGACAACAGGGAAAATAACATTGCGTGACGGTTTTACGCAGTTTTGCACTGGTATCGGCACAGGCGATGTAGAAACGATAATCGAGCATAGCGCGGGTGCAAACAGACAATTTCTAGCAATCGGCAACGATGGTGTATTTTACCAGATTGATACGGGGTCAGCGGTCAGCAAAAAAACTGGTTTAGCAAATGGTCGCGCAGAACACATAGAGTTTAATAATCACACAATTGTTGTGCCGTCAGGCGCAAATGTGCCGTTTAGTTGGAATGGATCAAGCGCCTCCGACTTGTCGATTACATTGTCTGATGGTGTGAACCCAAACACATTGACAGGCGTTCACGCGCATAAAAACCGCGTCTACTATTGGACTGGTGACAGCCAGAACTTTTACCACAGTGCGTCAGTGGATACGTTTCAAGGCAATTTTACCAAGTTCCCGGTGGGTCTTGTTGGCACATTTGGCGGTAACATAATAATGATTAACAGCCTGTCAATTGACGGCGGTGAGGGTGTTGACGATTTACTTGCAATCATAATGACTAGCGGTGAGGTGCTAATCTATAGTGGCAGCAACCCTGGCAGTGATTTTTCACTGGTTGGCTCATTTCGTTTGGCAGAGCCGGTGCAAGAAAAACGGGCCATTGCAAAACTTGGCGGTGATGTAATTATAATGACCAAAGAGGGCTATCTGCCGCTATCGCAAGTAGTCAGGCAAGACTTGGTTGGTAACAAAGCAGCAGCCATATCAGAGAAAATCAGAGGCACAGTGATTGCTCAAGTGGCAGAAACTGGCACTCAAAAAGGTTGGCAGATATTTGTTAGCCCGGATGGTGATAAAGTATTTTTCAATTTTCCAACTGTAGACACAACAACAGATAAATATAACCAGCACGTTTTTAATCCAATTATCAGAGCGTGGTGCATTTTCCAAAATTTACCCGCTGTTGTTTGGGGTCAATATGACGGTGACACCTACTTTGGCGGCGCTGATGGCAAGGTTTTTAAGGTCGGCGGCAATGCTGATCTGGGCGAAAACATCGTAGGCGATCTGGCTACAAGTTATAATTATTTTGGTGATCGTGGCGGGGTCAAGCGCTTTAGCAGCGTGCAGCCAATGCTGGAAGGCGAAACTGATGTGCAGTTTGATTTCGGTGTTGGTGTGGATCAAGCGCCTGTCAGCGGGATTGCGGTCGCTACCACTACCTTTGCAAGCAACATGGCAAGCTGGGATACGGCGAGCTGGGATAACTTTTTCTGGGCTGACGCAGTTGGTTCAGGCATTACCAAGCGCCGAAAGGCAGTGAACAAGTTTGGCTTTAGCGCAGCGTTACGCATCAAAGTGGCAACCGATAGCCAGACTATCAGCTTCATTTCGGCACATTATACATTCGCACCAGGAGGCCCATACTAATGGCATTTTCAGGCGGCACATTTAGCAGAACCTTTGACTGCACAACAGATCGTGACAACGGCGTAAAAATTCTTGCAAGCAAGTTCGATACAGAACTGGACGGCATGGCTGTTGGATTGTCTACAGCAATCCTAAAAGACGGAACGCAGACTTGTACGGCAGCAATACCGTTTCAACAAGGCATTACTTTGCCTGATGACAAAACGATTGCTTTTGGCACAAACTCTGATGTGCTTATTCAGTATGATGAGACAACAACGGATTCACTGAAAATATCAGCAGCAGAGGGCGCTGGCCTTGCTATCACATTGATGGCAGATGAGGGCGATGATGCTGGCGATGAGTGGAAGCTGAATATTGCAGATGGCGGCACATTAACGCTTGGCAACGATATTAACAGCGCTGGCACTTACGTTACGCATTTGACCATTACACCGAATGCCACTGTTGCTAACAGCACAATGGCTGTTGCTGGCAACCTTACAGTTGGCGGCGCTTTAACATTAGGATCAGGCGCGGTCATTAGCGAGGCTGAACTTGAAACCATTGACGGCATCACACCTGGCACTGTGCTGGCAAGCAAAGCAATGGTTGTTGATGCTGACAAGGACATTACTGGTGGACGCAACATAACGATTTCTGGTGAGTTAGACGCAGCAACTCTCGACATTAGCGGCAATGCTGACATTGATGGCACGCTTGAAGCTGATGCAATGACCCTGAACGGCACAGCCATTACGGCAACTGCAACCTTAGACACAGGCATTTCAAACAACAACGTGCCTAAGTTTACCAGTGGCGCGGCCGATAATGATTTCTTGCGGATTGACGGCACGGCCATTGAGGGGCGTTCTGCGGCAGAAGTGCTGTCAGACATAGCGGCAGCACCAGCGGCTGGTAGCTCAAACATCGTCACAACAGGCGCACTAAATTCTGGCAGTATAACAAGCGGCTTTGGAAGTATTGATAATGGTTCAAGCGCAATCACTACCACAGGCACGGTTACGGCTGGTGGTGTTAATATAGGTACTGCTTCAGATACCGGCGAAAATAATATACAAATTAGCAATAATTCTGTGACTTCTTTTTTAGGAGTAGAGGGTTCGAGCGGAAATAGATTTATAGGTTCGTCAACGAATAATGCGTTTTTTGGCACAACGGGTGCCGATGGGTTGGAGTTTGCAACAAACAATAATGTCAGGATGAAAATCGACAGCAGCGGGAGTGTGGGCATTGGTACTACTAGCCCTGCAACCGCAACTGGCGGTGGTATTGATATAGAGAGGGCTGCTGGCGCTTCTGTTAGAATAGAAGACACAACAAATAGTGTCACAGGAGAATTGCAGATTTTCTCTGCCGGAATGAACCTTGCAACCGCAACTAATCATAACATTATTATTAGCCCTAATAATTCAGAAATTGCACGTTTTACCACAGATGGCCTCACCTTTAACGGAGATACCGCTGCGGCCAATGCGCTGGATGACTATGAGGAGGGTACTTGGACTCCCGCCGTTAGCACTGCTTCAGCAACTGCTTCAGCAACAGGACTATACACAAAAATTGGAAATGTCGTTTCGATTCAGTGCGAAATTAAGTTTACTCAATCCGGCACCACTTTTGGTCAAATATCAGGACTTCCGTTTACACCAGCTACCGTTACCCGCACTCCGCTTGCCTTTAGAGAATGGTTTTCAACTGGTGTTGCTCTTTTCGGAAACTTAGTTGTGGGCAGTCTGTCTACATCTGGCTTTTTCAACTCTGCAAACAGCAGCACAGCGGTGAACGGACAACAATATGGGTTCGCGTTACAAGCCGTGTACAGAACATAACCCCACCGGACGGTGAGGGTCGGACAGTCCATAGCCATAGGAGATAAAAAATGGCATTAACAGAAGAAACAGTGCAAGACAAGATTGAAGTGATTGACAGCACTCATGTGCAAGTTCGCACTGCAACCATCATCAAAAAAGATGGCGTAGAGATTAGTCGTGCGTTTTCACGCCACGTTTTGCAACCAAGCACAAAAGCAAGTGGCTCATGGGCTGATACTGACATATCTGGCGAAAGCGCAGAGGTACAAGGTATCTGTAATGCTGTGTGGACAGACGCGGTAAAAACTGCATTTCAAGAGCAGCAAGACGCGGCTATGTCTGCAATGAGTGGCGGGGAGTAATGGATTTAGTCCACATAATTGATGGCCTGATTGGTGTGCTAGTGCTTGGCTTTGGCTATTGGGCAAGCACTCTTAGCGGTGAGGTCAAGCGCATTGAGATATTGCTAAATCGGACAAGAGAGGACTTTTGTACACGCGCAGAACTTGCCGACAATTTGACAAGAATGTCAGATTCAATTCTACGGCTTGAAGCTAAAATCGATAGAATGATTAGCTCAAAGTAAAACAGAGAACCATTATGGAGCCTATTTCATCAGCGCTGATGGCCGTGAGCGTTGCCAGCGCATCTATCAAATTTTTGAAAGAACGCATCTCTGATGCACAAGACGCAAAAGAAATTTTTGGCCATGTGTCACGGCTTATGGATTGCGAAAAGGCAATCAATGCAGACCAAGCAAAATACAGCAATATTGGTGAGTTGAGCTTAAAAAGCAGTATTGATCATGGCATACAAAAGCGATTAATCCGTGAATCCCTGCAAGATGCAAAACTCCACATTGACCTTAGATTCGGCCCCGGTACATATCAATCGTTCATTGACGATCACGCCAAAGCAGTCCGCGAAATGCGGGAGAAAGAAGCGGCGGCTCGTAAAGAGATTTTGCGTAAAGCTAAAGAAACTGAAGAACAGGTGCAAGCTGTACTCATCGCCGGTTTTGTCATCCTCTGTGTAGTGGCTCTTTTTGTGTTTATGTTTGCGGTGATTGCGCGTAGTGCCATTGAGGAAATAGTTTTATGAACCGCCTTATTTTTGGCGCAGACGAATATCTAAAAACATGGGTAGCAAAACAAATCGGCATTGATGGCTTTGGGCCGTCAGTGGCTATAGGTGTGCAGCGCGATGGCGAGGTCATTGCCGCTGCCGTCTATCACGATTTAAGAAAAGGGCAGATTGAGGCGAGCATAGCTGCAACCTCCCGGCGCTGGGCTTCCCGATCTGTCCTGCACGCACTATTTAGCTACCCGTTTAAGCAAGTGGGCGCTACAAGGCTGCTAGTGCAGTGCAGTGAGGCTAACGAAAAAACAATGAAGATAGTAAAGCAGCTTGGCTTTACTGAAGAGGGCAGGCTGCGCCAGCTATATGCGCCGCATGATGCAGTGCTTTGGGGAATGTTGAAAGAAGAATGTCAATGGATAAGGAATCAAGATAATGGGAAAATCAAGCCCACAAATGCCGCCAACGCCTGATCCTAATCAGCTTATTAACGCGCAGGCTAACGCAAACCGTATCACGCAGTTTACGCCTTATGGCAACTTGCGCTTTGGCTCGGTTGGCAATCAAGGCCAATTCGTTGAGGGCGAGGTTCCAGAGGATGGTCAGGCAGCGGCTTTTACTCAAGAGACACCGTTTCAGGCTCAGATGCGTGCAGCAACGGAAGGCACTGGTCTTGGTTTAGGCAATGTCGCGTTTAACCGTGTCACAGGCCGCACTGTGGTTGGGCAAAACCCAGACGGCACACCGATTTTTGCACAAGACCCAAATTTTCAAAATCCGTTTCAAACAGCGCCAACTTTGGCTGGTATAACGGCGGCGCAAGACATTGACCCAACAACAGGATTGCCAGCCTTTACAAGCCAAATAAGCACAACGCAACAAATCCCAGGAGAGCTTGACACAACAGGGCTAACGGCGCTGACAAGCGATCCGCTGCAGCTTAGAAGCAATATTGAGAAAACACTGTTTGACCGCCAGTTAGGATTGCTTCAGCCAGAGTTCACAAGGCAATCACAACAATTACAGCAGAATTTGGCAGACCGGGGCATCCCGATCACATCACAAGCCTACAATGATGCCGTTGGGCGATTGCAGACGCAGCAAGGCGAGGAACGGCAGAGGTTGGCACAACAAGCGACATTAGCTGCTGGTCAAGAGGCTGACCGTATCGTGAACCAAGCGCGTGGCATCAGGGCGCAAGAGTTTGGTGAACGTGCAGCGACCGGAGAGTTTGGACTAGCAAGACAAGGCCAAGGCTTTAGTCAAGCAGCAGCTAACGCCTCACTAGCTAATGCAGCGCGTCAAGATACTATTGCTAACCAGTTGTTATCTAACCAGATTGCCAACCAACAACGTAGCCGTGAAATTGCAGAACGCAACGCCTTGCGCGGCCAGAACTTTAACGAACTGGCAGCGTTGCTTGGTGGGCCGCAAATTCAGCAGCCATCATTCTTTGCACCCGGCACTATCGACACGCAGGGCGCTTTTGCAGCGCAACAGGCTGCACAGCAGAACGCTTTTAATCAGGCAATGGCAAACCGTCAGGCAAATCTTGGCGGCTTGTTCTCGCTGGCTGGCAATCTTGGTTCCGCATATCTGCTTTCATAGAGGTAAAACATGGCACTCAATCCAAGGATGATGTTAGGGCTTGGTGGCACTAGGCCGTCAATGCAATATCAGCAGCTTAACCCTGCGTTTCAGTCTGATCCGCGCCGTATATTGGGCCAAGCATTGATGCAGCAAGGCACAAGCGCTGCGCCTGTCAGAACGCCGTTGCAGGGGCTTGGTAGGCTGTCCAGCGCCCTTGTGGGCGCTTATCTGCAACGTAAAGCTGGCGATGCTCAAGTCGAAAGGGAAAACGAATATCGCACTCAATTAACAAGCGCCCTAACTGGTTTTGGTGATGCTGTGCCATCTGGCATTACTGCGCTCGGCCAAATACCCGGCATGGAAATACCAGCCATAACTGCTGGACTAAATTACCAAACTACCGTTGCAGCAAACCAAGCGAAAAGACCAAAAGTTTTGACCACTGCCGAAGCATTAGCCGCTGGGGTTTCGCAAGCAGCGTTAGACCGTGGCACGTTGTTTCAAACTGGGCCAGCGGGTTTAGGCGCTGTATCGGGTACGGCTGAGCCAACAACCGGGTTAAACCAAGCTAGGGCGCTAGACGAAATCTATAATTTAGCGACTAGAGACAATCTTACAGTGGATGAAAGGCGAAGGCTTAATTTTCTAAATGAATTTGTGAAAAGGCCTACAATCCAAAATATTCCGCGAGCAGATGGCACAGTTATCACGCAAAAAGTGCCGGGATTTGACGCAGTAGCTGCAATCACAAATAACACCGTAACCCAAGCACCTCTTGATGGCTCTGTTACTCCCACAGCAACAACGGAAGCTGTGGCTGAAAACGAAAATATTTTAGGGGTTAAACCAGCTAAATTAACAGCGCCTGAAACAAAATTTGTATCGCAAATGGCATCAGCCCAGAATGATTTGCAAACCGTTATTGACATAATGTTCAACGGTGATTTGCAAAACGGCGAATATAATCAAGGCGTATCTATTGCAGCAGGGTCTGGGTTAACGCAAACACTTAGCGGCGATTCACAACGGCTGTTTGATGCGATAAGCAACCTTGTTGATCTGCGACTAAGAGATAGAACAGGCGCGACTGCAAATGAAAGTGAAATTAAAAATTACCGTGAGGCCGTGCTGCCGGGTCTTACAACAAGGCCAGATACACAAAGAGCAAGAATACTTAGACTTGTAACTGAACTAAACACCAACATTGACGCTTTCAAACAGGGCAGAAACATACCAAACCTCGCACCGATTAAACTGCCAAACTCTGAAACTCAAAGCACTACAATCAGTGTCAAAATACCGGGAACATAATTAATGGCAAACGCAAATATAAACGCTGACGGTGCGCCGATTGCAATTCGTATGCAATTAGCTTCTGCAAAACCTGAACAACGCAAAAGTATTTTATCGCGTTATTTCAACCAAGCCTTTACAGCGGAAGAAATGTTAGAAGCCAACCCAGGACTAGACATTAAAAAATTGGGCGGCATGGAACAGCTTTTTTATGTTGATAATGGTGAGATGAAACTGGTTGACCCGCCGGGGTTTATCCAATCGATGTTCCCACCTAAGATTGATGTTGGCGATATTGCTGAAGCAGGGCGCGATGTTGCGTCTACAGTTGGCGGCGGTTTAAGTGGCACAGCAGCGTTACTGGCAGGGCAAGCAGGGCCACAGGCCTTATTGCCTGAAGAAATCTACACAGTGCCAGCAGCAGCAGCCTTAGGCGCTGAAACAGCAGGCAACTTATATGATATGTCTGTTGCTGCGATGACACCCGGCGGCATTGATCGTGGAACACCAACAGAGCAAATGACCCGCACCGCTGGCAATCTTGCTTTGGAAACGGCTGGTGGCCGTCTTGCTGATATGGCTACACGCGGCGTTAAAACAGGCATACAAAGAGGCGTGCAAAAACTATCTGGCATTTCCCCAGGACAAAGGGCAGAGGATTTTACCAGACTTGGTGTTCAGCCAACAGCAGCAATGCTGACAGGGCGGCCCTCAGTCGGACAAGTAGAAGAAGCGTTAGCATCTTTTTTTACTGCATCCGATATTATTAGAACCAATCGCAATCGAGTTATTGAGGAACTTGGTGACGCAGCCAACAAAATTTCCCGTAAGTTTGGTGATCCACAAGGTAGCCCAGAGGTTATCGGCAGCGCCATCCGCACAGGGGCAATCGCTGCAAAGGATCGTATTAAAACAAAACAAAGCCAGCTTTATGACGCTGCTTATGATGCCGCTGGGCAGATCAGTATCCCAATGGGTTCATTGCGTGCATTACAAGCAGAATTGAAAACAGAACTAGCAGCGGCACCCAACGCCTTAAAAGATCAGTATGCACCAGCGATAAGACAACTTGATGTCATTTTAAAAGATGCAGACGCTGCCGGTGGGCAGCTTGACCTAAGAACTGCCCGGTCTATCCGCACAAATATTGGCAAGGCAGTTGGCTCAACATTGCCTGGTCAAACGGTTAGGGTTTTTAAGGCGGGTGACGAAAAGCTGCCTAGTATTTACTCTGCGTTGAGTAAAGATATTGACGAGGCCGTGCAGGCGACATCACCACAGGCCGCACGTTTGTTGCGCCGTGCCAATGATTACACGCGGCAGACTGCCAACGATCAATTAAAAACGATAGACAAAATTGCGCGGCAAAATCTGGATAGCCAAGTTTTTAGTTTTGCCATGCAAGAAGGCAAACGCGGTGGTCAACGCATAAGGGATGTTTTTAAAGTCTTAAGCAAGCCAGAGCGTGACGCAGTGAGCGCAAGCGTCATGGGTCGAATGGGCATAAGAGGGTCGGCCACTGAAGGTGGTGGCGAATGGTCTGCAAATGTATTTTTGACCAACTGGCGAAACATGGACAAGCGCAGTAAAAACATTCTATTTGGTGCGCCACGTTTTGCCGAAGTTCGCAAAGAATTAGACTCATTGGCGCGGTTGGCAGAGGTTGCAGCAGAAAATATTGGTGAAATAAATAGATCACGTTCTGGGGTAACTGGCGCTGGATTTGTGCAAATTGCAAGCACAGGGGCAGCAATATTGACCGCTGGCGGTCTTTTGGCTGATGGTGACATTACAGGCGCAGGCGGTGCTACAGCAGCCGCTGGGGCAGCGCTATTGTCTCCAAGATATGCTGCAAAATTAATGACGTCACCCAAGTTTATTAGGTGGCTTAAAACCACTGCACAAGCAACAAATCGTGGTGTTAATCCGTTGTCAGTGCAATTGGGGCGATTGGCTGTTTTACCAGGCAAAGATGGCGAACTTGCTGAGGCAGTCAATGCGTTTGTGTCAAATCTACAGGCTAACATAGCAGGGCAATAAAACCGTGGCCCAGAAAAAGTTACAAAAGGACAGCGCGTACCAGCACTTAGATACAAACGCCGACAATATATTGTGCGACGACGAAATCACTATGGCCTTGGAGTTCAAGCGCAAGGAGCTTGAGGACGCTGATGCCAGGCGAGACAGTATGCGCTACATGGCTTGGTTTTGTCTATTCGGCACACTGAACTATCCGGCTGCAATCCTCATCACAGCGATGCTTGGCTATGATAACGCAGCAAAATTAATAACTGACATAGCGCCGACTTACTTTATCAGCAACAGCGCGGTTCTCGGCTTTTACTTTGGAGCAAACGCATACGCTGACAAAAAGCCAAAGAATTATGGCGAAAAGGCTTAACGAAAACACTGAATTGGCAATGCCGATCAGAAATTTGATCGGGCTGGTTACTGCCGCGACAGTCGGCACTTGGGCTTATTTTTCATTGGTCGAGCGCCTTAACAGCATCGACAACAAAATCATTTTGATGGAAGCCGATCTTGATCAAAACAGTGAGTTCAGGACGAAATGGCCGAGGGGCGAGATGGGATCACTTCCGGCTGACCAGGAACAATATCTCTTGCTGGAAAATTTAGCCAACCAGTTTGAAAAACTGCAAATCTTAATAGAATCTGGCCGCGCACCACAAGATCAACAACAAGCACTAACGCTCGATTTTTTTGAGAAGCGATTAACAAATATTGAAACGCAGATAGAAAAACTTAGAAACGGACGCGGTAGTGGTAACTGAGACAATCACACTGATCTTGTATATGAGCGGCTCGGTTGCAGAGCATACCGCCTTTGAAAAAATATCTAAATGCCTCAAGACCAAACGAAAGATTGAGCGCAACCTTTACAAGAAATCTACAGCCGTCAGATATGCTTGCGAAAACAAAACAGTTGTAATTGAGAAAAACGCAGACGGATCAAGCTACATTGTGAAAATCGTGCATTAATGTTTCAAGCGCTTGTTACGGTGTGCCTGATTGCTAATCCAGCATCATGTTTGATTTTAGAAAACCAAGGCTGGCATGACACGCAAGCGTCTTGCCAGGTCAGGGCTTTAGAAATGGCAGAGGATGTTCACAAGCATTTGCACCTTTACAAGCCAACCTTTTACCAGTGCCGAAAACTTAGGGCAGGGCAGCTTTCTAAATGAAAGAGACACTTTTCATCCTCGTTATCACGATGTGGGGCAATGACGGAAGCCAATGGCATTACATTGGCAATCAAATCACCTTGCAACAAGAAATGACTGAAGAGCAATGCTTGTACCTGATTGATGAGGATATGTGGGAAGCCAGCTACGATAATGAATATTACCAGTTGAAAGCGCATTGCTTCCCGGCAGACTGCGCTGGAAAGGAAAAGTGCTAGTGATTGCACAATTAATAGGCCCGATTGCAAACTTGGCTGGTGGCTGGTTGCAGGGCAGGGCTGATAAACAGCTTGCGGAAACTCAAGCTAAAGTTGCCATGAAAAAGGCAGAGGCAAAGGTTTACGAAACTGAAGCTACAAGTCAGATGCTGATGGAACAGCGGCTGACAGATCACATGGGCGATAGCATTAAAGATGAAATCTGGACAATTTGGTTTGTGTTGGTTTTGACCGGGTGCTTCCTGCCGTGGACACAAGAATATGTCAAAAACGGTTTTGTGTTCCTAGATCAGCACACCCCGCAATGGTTTCACAATATGCTTTATATCGTGATTGGAAGTTCATTTGGGTATCGGTTTGGCAAGCAAGGCTTGCAGCTAATCAACAGGAAAAAATAATGCAGTTATCAGCAAATTTTTCATTGGCCGAAATGACAAAGAGCCAGACAGCCATGAGGAAGGGCATTGACAACATTCCTGACCAAACAAGCATAGATAACATGAAAAAGCTGTGTGAGGGCATCTTACAGCCAGTAAGGGATCATTATGGCATACCTTTCACTGTATCGTCTGGCTACCGTTGCACAGAACTTTGCGTTGCAATTGGTTCAACTATTAATCCATTAAGCCAACACGCAAAGGGTCAGGCGGCAGATTTTGAGGTTCCGGGTATCAGCAACATGGAACTAGCAGAATGGATCAGGGACAACTTAGAGTTTGATCAGCTTATCTTAGAGTGCTTCACAGGCGGCAACAGCGGCTGGGTGCATTGCAGCTATGTCCATGAGCCACGCAAAGAGGTGCTAACGTATGACCGGGCAAACGGTTATCGGCATGGGCTGATCGGTGGCTAGGGCAAAGCCAGCCAAGGGCAAGGCCAAGGTCAAAATCACGGCAACAGGCAAGCGGGTCAGTTACGGCCAAGCTGGCAAGGCCAAGGGCGGTGGACCGCGAGTGCGCCCTGGCACATCGAAGGGTGACAGCTACTGCGCCAGAAGCGCAGGGCAGATGAAGAAAAACCCGAAAGCAGCAAGAAATCCAAATAGCCCATTGAGGTTATCACGCAAGCGCTGGAAATGCAGCGGCAAAAAATCACGGAGATCATAATGCGTAAACCAAAGACTTTAACGGCACGGCAACAGGCCGCGCTGAAGCGCCATAGCGTCCATCATACCGCCAAGCACATGACAGAGATGCGTAAGTCAATGCGGGGCGGCAAGACATTCACAGAAGCGCATAGGATGGCTATGCGTAAAGTAGGAAGGTAGGAAACAATGCCTGGAATGAAATATAAAACACCAATGAAGAAAAAGAAAAAGCCAATGAAGGTTGCCGCAAAGAAAAAAATGGGTGGCCGCATGGGTGGCCGTAGCTTGCGGAGAGTATAACCGTGGCTCCTAAAAAGAAGCCATCTGGCCCCAAGCCAACTAACCCCAAACTATATGCAACGGTCAAGGCGGCAGCAAAGCGCAAGTTCGATGTTTTTCCGAGCGCTTACGCTAGCAGCTGGCTTGTTCGTGAGTACAAAAAGCGCGGCGGTAAATACTCTGGAAAGAAACCGAAATGAGCCTGACAAAGTGGTTCAAAGAGGATTGGGTTGATATTGGTGCGCCCAAAAAAGGTGGCGGCTTTGAGAAATGTGGGCGCGGCTCAACGAACAAAGGCAGTCGCAAATATCCAAAATGCGTGCCAGCGGCAAAGGCTGGGCGCATGACCAAAGCACAACGCGCCTCTGCTGTTCGCAGAAAGCGATCCAAGCCGCAAGGGGTAGGCGGCAAGCCGACTAACGTCGCCACGTTTGCAAAGCGTAAGCGAAGAGCGTAAATGAGCCGCTACTAACATATCTAAAACTTTAATATCCCCCGGCCAATTTAGGCTGGGGTTTTTTTTGTGTTTATTACCCTAAAATCGCAAAAATGTAAAAAGGGCGCTCATAGCGCCCTTTTCACCCTCTCCCATAGTTGTTGATACCACGGTCTGGCTTTCGCCTTCCTGCCAGCCCAAAACGCCTTCATTCGCTTGGATTGCGCGGCCCTTGCGGCCTTACTCCACGGTTTTCTCTGTGTCATCTGACCCCCCTAGTTTTAAGATTTGGCAACGCGGTATGAAATATCGTTGCCCATCAGCAATTGCCTGAACGTGGCCTCTTTTAATCCACCGCCGCAATCGCTTACGGCTGGCCTCTGTGTAGCCCTCACCAAATATGGCATCACAAGCTTCTTTCACTGTGTATAGCTGCTGGTTAGCCATCTTTGGCCTCACTGTAGCCCATTGGCGGCGGTGGGGGCGGCACAGGGTCAAAGTCTGGCTCCATACTTACAGCCGGTATTGGCGCTGGCCCCGGTGGTGGCGCGTCTTGCGTCTTGGGCTTGTTCAGCCATAAACGGCTGCGACAGATGCGGTGGTATTCACCACCAGCTTTTACTTGAAGCTCAAGACCAGGTTGCTTTTTGAAATCATCCTTATTGGCCTCATAATACGCATCCAGCCTGGCACGCAAGTCGGGGTCATCAATGTTGAACCAGAACGAAATCTCAAGTGGTTCCGTTAAGGCCAAGGGGCGCTCAATCTTACTTTGTGTCGCGGTATATTCAGGTCTAGCCATTTTTCAATTCTTCCTCTCTTGCTTGCCAAAAACTGTAAAATCGGTTGTAGTCTGCCGAGGCACTTTTGTGCATTTCAGTCAGCAGTTTGTTTTGCTCACTAATAAAAGCGTTAAGGCTCGTTAAAGTTTTAAAGGTTTGCAGCTTGTTTATTAGCGCATCTAAATCATATGGCTTGCTTGATGCATCTTTTGTTTGCTTTGGCGGTGTGTCAAGGTTGCCGTTGACCTCACCATCATCATCGTCATTTTCCAAATCTATATCTTGAATACCAGCCGCCATTCCCAGCATAGCCATGAGCGCATAACGCCTACCGTAAGACAACGCAGACCCAATTTTTTGGGAATTTGTAAAGTCATCGACTTCCATTGGATACTTAGCATCACCAGACCAAGTTGCGCCACTTTCATGTACCAAAACTGGTTGTATATGCCAGCCATCAGCCTCTGTGTGTTTTGGCAGACAAATGACCCCTAACTTGTGCTTGTCAGCCGCTTCTTTTATCTGTGTCATAATTGAACCTAGTGACGCATACTTACTACGCTGACCGCTTGCGTCTAACACAAGCGCTGCCTGATCCTTTTGATATGCTACAAGAGCTGATGCTATTTCTTTTGGTATGTCACTCATTTTCACCCTCGATTCTGCGTGTTTCAAATACCTGTTTGTCAGGATTTTCTTTGTTCCATTTGCGTGCATAAAAAACTTTATGATGGTTTCCTATTTTTAGTTTTTTGCCGTCAGCGGTTTCATCTTCCATTCGCAAGCTGGTTTCCCAGCGGATGCGCTCGATGATTAACCCTGACCCAACGCGGCGTAGGCCACGGCTGATCGCCTCGTTTGTGAACTGACACCACAACCGCCAAACCTCTGGGTTATCTTTGTGGAACTGGTTGAACCGCACCTCATGCACATTCACTGGTGCTTCAAACGCTTGAAACATTGTCTGCTGCACCATGATTACATTCCTGGTGTCATGGCAAAGACAAACACGATTGACCACCAAATGCCAATCATGGCGGCATAAGAAACACCGATATACCAAAACAATTTTAGGACAACCGTAGCAATGCGGTAGCGCCGCCTAGTTGCATGGCTGGCCTGGTCAATATGCAGTTTCAGATACTTGTTCATTTTGCATACTCCTCAACAATACTTGCCATCTGTGCCAGTCCATCTTTTGTGAAATGTCGATCTTTTTCGCTGGGCTGCTGACCATCGACACAAATCCATTGCACTCGGCCATTGACGCGGCCACCTTCATAGGCACGAACACGCCATTGCTGCATGTAAAAACCAGCCGCTTTCAAGCTTGCCCCTTTTTCATGCGGCCGTGTGTAGGTGATGATGCAACGATAGCCCATCGCAAAACATGCCTGTTTTGCTTTGCCTAATAAAAAACTGGCAACTGATAAATCTTGTATCGCTGACTTTGTGCAAAGCCGTCTAATTTCGATATGATCCCGGCGGCTTGACCAAGCGCTGCTACACCTATCAACGGTAATTATGCCTAGTGGTTCATCGTAAGGGTGACGTTGCGTGCTTGCGCCAATACTGAAAACGTGACGCTTTAAAGGTTCACTGTGTCGGTGATAATGTGCAACAAAATCTTGCGCCTCTGCCAGTTTTAAGCGGTGATGATACAGTTTCATTTGAACCCCCATAGCTTTTTGGCTTCATTAAGAACGGCTGGGCTGTAATCCCATGCCCACATGTGTTTGAAATCTGGCTCGACTAGGCGCAGCATGGCCTCAACCGAATCAGTGCTTTTGAGTAAGTTTTCGCGGATCGCGCATTTTGCGGTGACGTAATTTAGCGCTGATTGCAGGCCAGCTTGTGACAGCGTTTCGCAGTTGTCAGAATTGAACACCACATAGTCGTTTGCCCTGGCATAAACAATTGTTTGCATAAGGCCAGTGCCAGCAAAATAGCCTGCGACTTGCATAACATGGTTCCAATCAGGCTTTGAGGGTAGGGGTGCGCTACGCTTACCAGATTTTGTGTTCGTTGCGCTTGACCATTTTGTTTTCAACTCAATGCGCTTTGAATAGTCAGGGAAACCAGAGTAGGGCAGTTCCAAGCCACTGAGATTTACATAAATCTCGCTCTCACCCTCAATGCGGTTTAGGCCAGCAAGGCGGTGCGCTTCCTCAACACCGTCAATAGCGTTTCGTAAAACATCAGCAAACTCATCACGGTTGACCGCCAGCTTGCGTTCATCCTTGCCATCATCCCATGTGCGCGGCTTATATTGATCCAACAGGCTCATGCCATGGCGCAAGGCAGCATCAAAAGTGTGACCCTCTAACAAAACTAAATCAGAGCAAGTTTGTGTTATCCTGCCACTTGCCATATTTGCGTTTTGGTTTTCGTAGAATTTTACGACGCGCCATGCAGCATCAACATCGCCATTCGTCTCACCTTGAATCACTTTCCATGCGTTGTTGATAGCAACGCGCATCACGCACTTGTCATAGAGGGTTACGCAAATAGGTTTAGATGGGTTGCTGTGATGAAAGTAACCCTTATCAAACGCCCATGATTTAGCAAAAGGTGCAGACATAAAAAACCTTATGAGAAATTATTTATTAATTAGCCCTAGCATCGAATGACGCATTGCGTCAAGGCAGTTATTGAATTTTATTTTTACAAATGGTTTTACATATGGCGTCAAGGTGTGATACGAACCAAATATGAACATTAATAGTTTCCGTGAGAAAAAAAATTGGTCGTATTCGGAGTTAGCACGCCGCGTCGGGGCTTCACATGCGACAGTCGTGAGGCGCTGGTGTCTGCCGTTGGGGCATGATGAGCGCTTAATTCCAGCGCCAAAGTACATGGATCGAATCGTTAAGCTGTCAGAAGGCCAGGTTATGCCAAACGATTTTTATGCGTTAGATGACTGAGGATGAACTACAGGGCCATGTAGTCCAGTGGTTAGATGCCTCGCTGCCGATGGGGTCTGTTGTTCATCACAGCCCAAATGAGGGGCGCAGGCACGTTGCTTATAAGGTGCGCTTAAAAAAGCTGGGCATGGCGGCTGGCTGGCCTGATCTGGAAATCTTTGTGCCTGATGCTGGCTGGAATTATTTGAGCGACAAAGGCCCGATAATGATTGAATTAAAGCGCCCCGGCGGCGGCAGTTTGTCAGCCAATCAAAAAGATATTCAGGAAAAACTGCGTTGCTGCGGTGTGTACTGCGTCACGGCAAAGCGCTTGAGCCATGTAGAGGCATATCTAAATCCGTTGCTCAAGCTACGGCAAACTGGGCAGGCGAACTTACTGCGTCAGCTATGTGAGGCGCAAGGTGGGTGAGCCGATGAGCCATGTAGATTTATGCAGTGGCATTGGCGGTTTTGCTCTTGGCTTTGAATGGGCTGGCTTATCCAAGCCTGTCCTGTTCTGCGACATTGAGCCTTGGAGCCGCAAGGTATTAGCAAAGCATTGGCCCGACGTGCCGATTGCCCATGACGTAAAGGAACTGGCAAATGACCCAGCAAGACTTGTTCCAGACTGCGATGTCCTTACAGCAGGATACCCCTGCCAGCCCTTCAGTGTCGCTGGAAAGCAAAGAGGCACAGAGGATGACCGCCACCTCTGGCCGTTCATTAGCCAAATTATTGCACACAAAAGACCCGCTTTTTGCGTTTTCGAAAATGTTTATGGTCACGTTGCCCTGGGCCTCGACGAGGTGCTTGCTGACTTGGAAGCCCAAAATTACGCCACGAGGGCGTTTATTGTGCCAGCTTGCGGTGTCGATGCCCCACACAGACGCGACAGGCTCTGGATTATTGCACACACCAACAGCCAAGGCGAACCAGATGTCACCCGATTTACTGAAGAAGGGCAGCGGCTGGTGGGCAACGCCGGATGCGTCACCAAGGGGCAGTCGCGCAGCAGACTTAGTGAAGAACGGCTCAACAGTGGAGCGCAGGGGCAGTGGTCAGTTGAGGGGCATAGACTTGCAGACACAAGTGAAAATGTGGCCGACACCGACAACGAGGGATCACAAGGGCGGTTATCAGGGCGGCAGGGTGCGGCATGGCAAGGTGA